CGTGAACTTCTGGGGCTGTAATTATCAAAACGCCATAAACTCTAAGGGTGTAGTTTTCTCTACGCCCTTTTTTATTGCATGACCCTGACTCGCTACAGCCTCTTCATAGAAAAGGAATCTAAGTCAATAAGGATTGCAATCACCGCTAACGATGCTCCCCACGCTCAAGCACAGGCTTTAGATATCGCAAGAAGCCTCAAGGCAGACAGAAGTGAACTTGATTACGGAAAAGCAAAAGATAACAAGCTAAGTGAGCTGTATAAAAAACTTGCTTACAACGATTTCGAATATGACTCGTGCTACGAGTGGAAAGGTTCAGTCACCAACGGAGTCCCATCTGTCTACGCACTATCAAAACGATATTACATGCGTCCGTTAATACTTGGTTATTTAGACATTTCACAAGATAATATCGTAAAGAACACATGCAATAATCCATTGTGTGTAAACCCATACCATAACCAGTATTTACATGAAAAAAATTCAAAACTCGGTGGCGGTGATCTTCAAATGCTCTTAGCATTCCGGAGCCAAGGCGTGAGCATCCCGCAGATCGCCAAGGCGCTCAAAGTTCACCGCTCAACGATTTACCGAATCCTCAAAGATGAACGTCTTTTTGCTGGGTGTAAGGATCACGGACGAAGCTCAAACAGCTGACGGAAAGGTCAATGTTTTGGCTGAATCTCTTCCTTCCTCAAACAAACGAGTCTCAACTAAAGTCCAACTAATCCAAAGTGAAGATCACTATGTCGGAAAGCTTCTGAAGGATCTGACTGAAAAACAAGAAGTCCTCGCCATCGGACCTACCAAAGCCACACCTGACGGTGTTATTCAGATGCAACCCATGTTGGTTGTGAGCCCTGAAAACTTCAGTGACATTCTCGCCATCAACACCTTCATGGCATGCGGCGGTCTCGGACCTAAGTCAGAGGAGAACGAGGTCGGTGACTCAACTGTCACAAACCGTTCAATCGCTTGGCAAGCTCCCGACGACAAAGAAACCAACTGGTTCAAACTCACAGCCTGGAATCAGCATTCCAAACAGCTCTCTGAGCTTCCCAATGGAACACCCACAATTGCCGTGGGTCGTGTGAGCACCAGCGAAAAAGAAAACAAGCAGTATCTGAACTACGCAGTGGAACAGATTCTGTACCTCCCTAAGGGCACGAAGTCCGCGCCCAAAAAGGCAGCTGACCCCGATAAAGGTCAAGTCTCTGCAGCGGCTATCGGTTCAATCAACTTTTCTCTCTGATTAATCATGGTATTTATCGCTGGACAATTCGCGGCTGATGAAATTCTTTGTCAAGTCCCACCGCACACCCTCCGCATCGATCTTCAACAGCGTCGCTGGAAGTCGGACACGGATCCTGATCAAGCAATCACAGATTCCAACGACAACGGAATCCCTATTTCATTTGTATTGCTCGGGTTTACTCCCTTCTATGGGAACCTCGGCATGCGAAACCGTCAAGAATTCATCAGGGTTGCGTTTATTGGTGTGGACCCTACTCATCGTCTGCTACCTAGTCGATGCGTATCAACTGCTGTCATCTCTGGTAAGAGCAGTCAGAAAAACTTTATCTCGTATTTTCAAACGCTCTACAACAACCGAATCAACGTTGCTGAGGTGATCACTCAGACTAAGTTCGTTCAAAAAAGCTTCACCCAGACTGATCCGACCACGGGGGCAGACACAGGTAAAGTTAATTACAACGTGCTTGAGTTTGTTGACCGCCCTGCCAAAGACGACGAAGAAAAAGCCCTCATCAAAGATATTAACGAGTGGCTTCAAGGCGACGGAGGAGGCTTGGTATCAAGCGCACTTCGTTCTCATATCTCCGGTGCGAATTTGGTTGAGCTACCTCTCGGAACAGATCATGCAGAAATCAAAGCAGCTTTCGACGAAGCCAACCCTCAGTTGGAGGGTGCTAAAGCGGAAGGTCTTAGCGCTCTTCCTGCTGGTGCGGGCGAGCCTAAAGCAGCGCCTCCTGAACCCACGTCGGACAATTCTAAAGAACTGACAAAGGAACAGAAGGAAGCCTTGAAAGCTGCGGGTCTTTCAGTTTAAATTAGGACTACTCACACACACCCGAGCCGCTTTCTACGGAAGGCGGCTTTTTTATTTTTCAAGAAGATCTTTTAAAGCAGGTAACTCCATCTCAGAGTCAGCGACAGCTCTTGCGAGGTTAGTAAAGAGCCTTTTCTGAACTAGGTAGTTTGCATGTAATAGGTCTATGATCTCAACTAAATCCTCAGGTTTATCTAACTTGCGTGCTCGCGACATAAATCTATGATGATAAAACTCTTGTTCTACCGTCATATATTCGCGTAACCGCCTTAGTAAATCTTCTCCTTCCATGAGCTTTTATCGAGTACCGGACAATATTCTTAATCCTATTACGGAAAGAAATCTCGTATCTGGTCGGATCTTATTACCTCTTGACACCGACGGACAACTCAAAGCCCAACTAGAGTCTCTCGGTAACTTCGACTCCATCATTACGAACACCGATGATACCGATCACCTCGATACTGCTTGGTGGAAGAGCTTACCTGAGTTCGATTGGACCTTGGCGATTACCCAAGGCGTCCGAGAAAACATCCAATGGATTCTTGAACCGGGTTACGAGCTTGCTTGTCGGGGTCTTGTTATCCTTGACCGCTTAACATTTCTTGAGCCCACACGGGCAAGATCTGCTTTTTTATCTGAAAAACCTTTATCCAACCTTATCGTTTTAAATCCAAGGCCCGTATTTCGTGCCGATCAAAGCAAAACAAAAGACTCAGTAACTTCAGCGTGGATGGTATTCGACAAGGCAAAGCAAAAAGATGAGGGGACAAATATTGATTTCGATGTAAGCTGGCAGCGACCAAAATCTTTTTTATAAAAAAATGAACGGACGTTTGCAGCTTCTGCTAACCCAGTGGATTGAAGCACAGCAGGAAACAAATAAGAAACTAGATACTATTGCGTCTCTGTTAGTGAGCAGTCAGATTTTACAAGAGTGTGTAGACCACGCTGGAAAAGCTCGCGAAGCAGATGAAACAGCTGAATTAGTAGCAGATTCTTTTTCTGCAGGACGTTGCCTGCTCAGCGAGCTTGATCAGAGAAATAGAGATTTTGAATATCAGAAAAGTGAATTCTTCATCGATGAAGACGACAGTGAGAACAAAGACACTGGCAACGGGCTGGCCCAGTTCTAGTATTGGATAAAGAGAGAAACATGGATACACGTAAAACTATAAATGGTTTAAGGCACTACAAGTGTCCTGGAGTACCTGACTATCTACCGTCGGTAACTTCTATTCTTAGCAGTACACAATCTGCCAAGACACAGCAAAAACTTGCTCACTGGAACATCATGAACCCAGGAGCTGCTGACGCTGCTGCAGCTAGGGGAACTTGGATTCATGAAGCGACTGAAAACCATATTCGCGGATTGAAAGTCGTGCCACCAGAGGCTTATGCCCCTTTCTGGACAGGTGTACCAGAACGAATGGATGAGCTTCTTGAAGGTGGTCGTGTCCTCTGGTCTGAGCGTCCTTATAACCAACCAAAATGGTCAAAGTATGTTGGAGACGACGGAGTAGGAAGAATCTTCTATTACGACGAGAACACACAGCATGGATACGCTGGTTGCTGTGACCTGATTTATATGGATAACAATGCAGAGATTGTATTAGCTGACTTCAAAACCAGTGCAGGACCATACAGTGCGCGATTCCCAAATAAAAAATCAAACGTCGATGAAAAAACCAAAAAAGCGCTCATATCAGGAGTGTTCAAAGTCAAGAAAACACGATTACAATTAGCTGCCTACAAGCTTGCCGCAGAAGCCTGCCTAGGCATCAAAATCAATAAGACACAGATTATTGTGTCCACACCGCTCGAAGCGTACCAAACGCAGGTGTTTACGTTCGGAGAATCGGAGGTAGAGAAGGACGAACTTGCTTGGCTAGCCCTCGTCGACAAGTTCTTTAACGAGGTACGTCCGGCTGCTGCACAGTCTTAAAACTTTGCTTCAAGGGTGTTAAATCCCAAAATTTGGGGCAGAATGGTGGAACATCAAATCACGTCATGCAATTCGTTTGTTCTGTAAACAGCAAAGTAGTCAGTGCGTTAGACGCTGTTACGGGCAAGATCGAAGCAGGCGGTGACTTCAGATCCTTCAACAATAACTGGGAACCGCGAGAACTCGATGCCCTTGGTATCGCTGATGAAGTTGGTCTAAGAAAGGGATTATGTGCATGGCACTTAATAGAAGGTAAACGAGTCAAAGACAATACAGGACTAATACAAGCTGGTCTGATTATCATCGACATCGATAATCAGGCAGACGGCAAAGACGAAAAAGGAAACAAAGTTCAAAAGCAAGAACTGACCTGGGAACAAGCGCAAGAGCTTGATGTATGCAAAAAATATCTTTCTGTCGCCTACGATTCTCCTTCTACAACTGAATCGTGGCCTCGATTCAGATTAGTTTTTGGGCTAGAAAAACCTATCATCGACGGGGAATTTTATCAGTGGTTTACTCGTGCGATATCTAAAGATATCCCTGGGTCAGATATAAGAGCCACGCAGGTTCCCAACTTGTTTTATGG